CCAGCGCGCTGGAAAAACTGCTGCAGGGACTGCCGGTGAAACTACTGCGCACGCCCGCCGGCGTGTTCGTGGTGCGCCGGCAGGAAGCCGCAACAGCCCCTCCGCGCCACTCACGGACCACCCCTGCGGCGGCCACCGCAGCCGCCGGCGAAGCACGGACCGACGTTGAGCTGGCGCCCATCCACGTCACCGGCAGCCGCCTGCCGCGCAGTTCGCTGCAGAGCAGCGTCGCGGTCACCGTGATCGAGCGCGAGGACATCCAGCGCAGCGGCTACGGCTCGCTGTTCGACCTGCTGCGCCACCTGCCCGGCATGAACGGGCACCCGCCGGTGGACGCCGCGCGCGACGGCGACTCGCTGTACCTGCCGGCCGGCGCGGCAGCCACCACCAGCCTGGACGGCATGGGCCCGCGCGCCACCCTGTTCCTGGTCAACGGCCGGCGCCTGCCGCGCTACCCGATGGTGTCGCTGCAACAGGGCGCATTGACCGACCTGGGCGGCATCCCGCTGAGCTTCGTCGAGCGCATCGAACTGGTCCGCGGCGGCGCCTCGGCCATCTATGGCGCCGATGCCATCGCCGGCGTGGTCAACATCGTGCTGCGCGACCAGGCCGACGGCGCCGAGGCCCTGCTGCAGACCGGCATCAGCAACCAGGACGACGGCGGCCAATACCGTCTGCAGGCGGCCACCGGTCATGCCGACGGCCGCAACCGCTGGTTCCTCGGCATCGACCTGCAACAGCGCCGGCACGTGGCCGGCGACCGCCGCAGTTGGCACCGCGAAGCATCGCGCTACCCGGTCGGCCTGCTCACCCATGACGGCTACTACCTGCCCGCCTTCCGCTGCCCGCCGTCGCTGCTCACCGACGACGGCTGCTGGTACGACAGCTCGCGCCCGCGCTCGCTGCAACCGGCCAGCTCCACCGCCTCCCTGTACGGCCACTGGAACCACGACATCGGCGATGGCCTGTACGCCCATGCCGAACTGCGTGCCAGCCACAGCCGCCAACGCTTCGACCTGGGTCCCACCGCCGCCGCACTGCGCTTCGGCAACGGCGACCTGATCAACCACGTATTCGAAGAGGCCGGCAACGCGCGCTCGGCGGCAAACGGCATCGAAGCCGACTTCAGCGCCGGCATCGGCCGCAACCGCGCCGGCCGCGGCTGGGACGCCGGCCTGAGCCGGCAACGCAGCCAGGTCATGCTGACCACCTCCGGCACAGTACGCAGTTCGCGCCTGCTCGACGCGGTGGCGGACGGCTACATCCCCGGCTTCACGGCGCTGGACCCGACCCTGTACGACGACCTGTTCCCCACCACCCGCAACCGTGGCCGCACCGACCAATGGCTGGGCTGGTGGGGGCAACACCAGGAACTGGGACAACTGCGCGGCGGCCCGGCGCAACTGGCCAGCGGCTTCGACCTGCGCCGCGAAACCTGGACCGCGCGCCCGGACAAGCTGCTCGAAGACGGCGAACTGGCGCTGGGCCTGCCCACCGAGCGCCGCCGCCTCTCGCGCCAGGCCAGCGCCGCCTACGCCGAACTTGGCCTGCCGCTGGCCCCCCGCCTGCACATGGACCTGGCCGCACGGCTGGACCGCGATGCCGGCGACACCGCCTTCTCCCCGCGCGCCGGCCTGCGCTGGAACCTGTCGCCCTCCTGGTCACTGCTGTTGTCCAGCGGGCGCGGCTACCGCGCACCCAGCCTGTTCGAGCGACGGCGCCCGCCCGGCTACTTCGGCGCGGTAGTGCTTCCCTCCTCGCCCGCGCTGCCCGCCTGCGCGCACCCGCTGCGGGGCAACTGCACGGTCGAGGTGCAGGTGACGGAAAATCCCGTGCTGTCCGCGGAAACTTCGCGCAGCCACGCACTGGGCCTGCTGTGGGCGCCGCCGGGCAGCGATTTCACTTTGTCGCTGACCCACAACCGCATCGACCTGCACGACGAAATCCTCGACCTGCGCCCGGAAGACGCCCTCTGGAACCCGGACACCTGGCAGCTCGACGACAATGGCCGCTTGCAGGGACTGCAGCTGTATTTCGACAACATCGGCCGCACCGTTTCGCGCAACTGGACCCTGCACGGCGACTACCGCCACGCCACCGCGGCCTCCGGCCTGTGGCGATTCTCGCTGGACGCCATCCAGCAACAGCAACTGCGCCGCCAGCGCCACGGCAGCGGGCAATGGACCAACCTGCGCGGGCACGCCACGCCCGCCACGGCGGCCACCGCCACCGTGCAATGGCAGGGCCGGCAATGGGATACCGCCCTGCAGGCCTTCTACACCGGCAGCACCCGCGCCTGGCAACCCGAAGCCGCCTGCCCGCCCGCGCAAAGCGGCATCGGCCATTGCAGCAATCCCGCACAGCTGCGCTGGAACCTGCATCTGGAACGCCCCATCGGCGCACGCGTGACCGCCGCGCTGGACATCCACAACCTGCTGAACACCCAACCCGTCAACTACTTGCCCGGCAACGGCGGCCAGGCCGTCGGCCTCGACGACCCGCTGGGGCGATACTTCCTGCTGACCCTGCAGTTTCGTTGAGTCGCCCGGCGCAGCAAATGAAAAGGCCAGACGCAAGCGCCTGGCCTTTTCAACTGCATTGGTGCCGGAAATAGGAATCGAACCTACGACCTACGCATTACGAATCGCTGCGTGCGCGCAGTGCCATGATTTGGTATCAGATGGCCTAAATACGCTTACAGCAAGGGAAAACCGCGACCTAATGAGGCTTCAGGGGCACTTACGGCGCGTCTGAACACGGCACCTTGTGGTGCGAAACCGTGTCCGTGCCGTGGCCCCGCCACCCACGGAGCCAGCATGAAGTCGAAGATCACCCAGTCCCTCGTCGAGAGGGCACCCCGCCCCGAGCCGGGCAAGTCGGTCCTGTACGCCGATACCGAGATGAGGGGGTTCTACCTCATCGTCACCCCCACCAAGCGCAGCTTCTACGTGCAATCCCTCGTCAATGGGCGTCAGGTCAGGACGAAGCTTGGCGACCACCCGGCGATGGACGCCAAGCAAGCCCGGGACGCCGCACGGCAGACGCTGGTCGGTATGCGCGGCGGCACCAATCCGAACGAGGAGCGCCGCCGGGCGCGTGCGCGCGGGATCACCCTGCGCGAGGCGCTCGACCTCCACTTGGCGGCCAAGCCGCTGTCGCCGCGGACCAAGGACGACTACCGCTACAACTGCGCGCAGTACCTGTCCGACTGGCTCGACAGGCCGCTGGCCGAGCTCGGCGCGGACCGCTCTGGCGTGCGCGACAGGCACCGCAGGATCACCGAGCGGCACGGCGCGCCCTCGGCAGACAACGCCTTCCGCATCTTCCGGGCGGTATACAACCGCGGCCTGCGCGAGCACCCGAACCTGCCGTCGAACCCCTGCGGAAACGTGGACTACCACGGACTGCGGCGCCGCAAGGTGGACGCCCCGACGGACAGGCTCAAGGCGTGGGGCAAGGCAGTGCTCGGCCTCCACCCGGTGCGGCGGGACCTGCACCTCTTCATGGTACTCACGGGCATGCGGCGCACCTCGGCCTGCGAAGCCCGCGCATCCGACCTGGACCTCGCCTCCGGGCGCCTGCACGTGCCCAAGCCCAAGGGTGGATCGACCCGAGCGTTCGACCTGCCGCTGTCCGGGCCGCTCGCCGACCTGCTCGGCCACCGCGTCGAGGAGAACCCGCGCCTCCACCGCAAGACGCCGTGGCTGTTCCCCGCCGAGTCGAAGTCGGGCCACGTCGCCGAGGTCGCGCAGCACGAGCTGGACGGCCTGACGGGGCACGCCCTGCGGCACACGTTCGCAACGCTGGCGGTGCAGGCGGGCGTCCCGCTGCTGGAGCTGAAGTACCTGCTCAACCACGCGGCGAGCAACGTCACGATGGGCTACATCCACGTCGGCCCCGAGCACCTGCGCAAGCACCAGGAGGCGGCCTCGCGCTACATCCTCGAACAGCTTGGCCTCGAATGGACCGAAGGCGAGTGGCCGCCGAGGCGCAAGGAATAGCCGCACGGCCTCACCAGGCGGCCTGTGTCGAGTTCGGGGCCGCGGGGCCTGATGCCGAGCAGCCCGGACCGAACCGGACGACACGGGCTCACCGGGGAGCCCGGACAAAGTGTTGGTGTCGGCGCGAGAGTCGGGCCGGTACTATGTGAACTAATCGGGCTGGCGACCAAACCAGCCCGAGGATCGCCGGCAATGGCTATGGCGATCAGAAGTGCTTTCGGTGGCAAGAACAGCCGAGGCCAGCCCAGCGTGACGAACCGGGCAGCCCATCTCTGCGACGCACAGCAGGCCCAGTCCCCCGGCGGCATTCCGCCGTCGCGGGAGCCCCTGGAGATGGAGCACGCCTGTGACTACCCCTTACGAACCAAAGAAGCTCTCCGCCGAGGAGATGGCGGAGCTGCACGCCCTGCCCGACGAAGCGCTGGCGACCGCGCAGGAGGCGGCCGCGTTCCTGCGCCTGAAGTACAACACCTTGTCGTGGTACCGCTGCAACGGCGGCGGCCCCGACTACGTCCGCGTGGGGCCGAAGCTCATCCGCTACCGCATGGGCGACCTGCGGGAGTACGCGAAGGGCCAGCCGATGGGCGAGGGAATGCGGAGGGTCGGCGCCGCGATGCTGGCCGCCCGCACCGCCCAGGCGGAGGGCTGACCGATGGCCGCAAAAGAAAACGCCCGCGTGCAAGGCGGGCGCAAAGTTACCAGCGGGGAGACGGAGCTGTCCAAGGCTCACGGGATCAATGATGCCGCCGGACTCTCCGCGCGGAAGCCATCATTCGACGTCGACGGCCTGATCCGCGCGGGCCTCACGCTCGTACCGCTGCACAGGTGGGACGCGAAGGACGCGAGGGGGCGAGACCGCGGCAAGACGCCCCGCGACGGCGCGTGGACCGCCCGCGACTACGACAGCCGCGAGGTGCTGGAGCAGGCGAGGCGCGACGGCCTGAACGTGGGCGTGCGCCTGCCGCCGACGTGGATGGTGCTCGACGTGGACCCGCGCAACTTCGGAGGCAAGGACGACCCCGGCAACGCCGCGGGCCGCGACCCGCTGGCCGAGCTGGCGCGCGACGCGCGGCTTGACCTGTCGGAGTGCCCCCACACCGTCACGGGATCGGGCGGGCACCACTACTGGTTCCGCAAGCCCGCCGACGTGCAGGTGCTCGACAGCCTCGAGGACTACCCCGGCGTGGAGTTCAAGAGCCACGGCCGGCAGGTCGTCGCGCCGGGATCGATCCACCCGAACGGCAGGCGGTACGAGTGGGACGACCTCGCGCCGTTCCCGGAGGAGGCACCGCAGGTGCCCGACACGCTGCTGCACCTGATCCGCCGGCCGACGCGGGCGCACGGGGAGGCCGCGGGGTTCGGCGAGCTGACCCCCGAGATGCTGGCCGAGACGCTGGAGCAGCTCGACGCCGAGCAGTTCCAGGACCACGACAGGTGGCGCGACCTGATGATGGCGTGCCACCACGCCACCGCGGGCGAGGCGCGGCAGGAGTTCATCGACTGGTGCACGCAGGACCCGAGGTACCGGGACGACGCCTGGATCATCGGCAGGCGCTGGGACTCCCTGCACGCGACAGCGGGCAGGGGCGGACGCCCCATCACGGCGCGGCTGCTGCACAAGGAGGTCCAGGCGGCGGGCGGCGAGGTCGCGCGGACCGACGCGGCCGACGACTTCGACGCTTACGAGGACCCGGACGAGCTCGGCCGCGGCGTGGACGACGCGGCGCTGCGCGAGCCGCCGAAGGCGACCGGCATCGAGGCCGTGATCGACGAGCTCAACGAGAAGCACTGCGTCGTGATGGAGGGCGGCAAGTTCAGGGTGTTCACCGAGATGTTCGACCCGGTCCTCAGGCGCCCGTTCTTCCAGCGATCCACCAAGGAGGACTTCCAGAACCTCTACCTCAATCAGCTCGTCGAGCGCTCCAACGAGAAGCCGCAGCCCAAGGCGCACTTCTGGCTGAAGAACCCGAGGCGCCGCCAGTACCACGGGGTCGTCTTCGACCCGAGCCAGGAGCACGACGGCTGGCTCAACCTGTGGCGCGGGTGGGCCGTGCAGCCGAAGAAGGGCGACTGGTCGCTGCTGCGGGAGCTCATCCTCGAGGTGCTCGTGGCCGGAGACCGGGGGCACTTCGAGTACGTCATGGACTGGATGGCGCACATGGTGCAGCGCCCCGCGGAGGTGGCCGAGGTCGCGCTCTGCTTCAAGGGGAGGAAGGGCACGGGCAAGGGCACGCTCGGCCGGGCGCTCGCCGCGCTGGCGGGATCGCACGGCCTGCACATCAGCTCGCCGGAGCACCTGGTGGGGCGCTTCAACTCGCACCTGCAGAACTGCGTCTGCCTGTTCGCCGACGAGGCGTTCTGGGCGGGCGACAAGGCGGGCGAGTCCAAGCTCAAGCAGCTGGTGACCGAGCCGACGATCGCGTACGAGGGCAAGGGCCGCGACGCCGTGATGGGCAAGAACCTGGTCCACATCGTCATGGCGTCCAACAGCGAGTGGGTGGTCCCCGCGGGCCTCGGGGACGAGCGCCGCTTCGCGGTGTTCGAGGTCAACGACGCCCGCCGCGGCGACAAGCCGTTCTTCGACGCGCTGAACCGCCAGCTCCGCGAGGGCGGACTCGCCGCCATGCTGCACGACCTCCTGACCCGCGACATCGAGGGCTGGGCCCCGCGCGACAACGTGCCGAGCAGCGCCGCGCTCGCGGACCAGAAGATCCGCGGGCTGGACCTGGAGCACGAGTGGTGGCTGTCCCTGCTCCAGTCGGGCGAGCGGCCGTCGGACGACCTGGAGGGCGTGCCCGCCGACGAGGTGGCCGGGGGAGCGACCGCCTGGGGCTACGAGCCTGCCCGCGTGCTCTGCTCGACGCTGCGAGACTCCTACCACGCCTACGCCAAGGACAAGCGCCGCACCTGGAAGTCGGACGACTCGCTCGGAAAGTTCATCGCGGGAATGGGGGTGGCGAGGGAGCAGGTCGGCACCAAGCGCTACCGCGGGAAGTGGTGCTACGTAGTGCCCCCCATCGGCCAGGCGCTGCACACGATGGCGGACGCGCTCGGCGTCCCGGTCGAGAGGCTCAGCGGCCAGGGAGGGCGGCCGTGAGCGCGGCCGCCTTCGACAGGAGGTGGGCCGAAGAGACGGCGATGCGCCTCGCGGCCGTGCCGCCGTGGGCCGTCATCGACCTATTCCTGAAGCTGGAGAGCGGCCCGGACTCCGCGTGGGAGCGGGCGAACGAGGTAGGGCCGTGGACCTTCGACGAGCTGGACGACCGGAACGAGTTCTTCGAGGCGGACGAGTGGATCAGCCGGTTCAAGGCAGACGGCGCCGCGGGGCACGCATACGACTGGGGTGCATACGCGCTCTACGAGCTCGCGGACGGCAGGCGGGCTGGGGCGCGCCGCGGCGACCACGTCGGGCCGTGGCTCGACGCCCTGGTGTCGATGAAGCACGCACGCGCCCTGCTGGCGCCGCTCGGCTGGCCTGAGCAGCCGGCGCCGCGCGAGCTCCGCCACGCACTGGTCGGCGCGAGGTCATCGGCGGCGGCGTGGCGCCCCTTCCCGCGCGTCCCGGCCCCACCCCCGTGGACACGCAGCCGCGGGGAGCTGCTGCGCTACGTCCAGGCCTGGGGCGATGCCGACGCAGTCCTGCGATCCGCCGCGGAGGCGTCCAGGACGCGCTGACGCGGCCACGCGGGAGGCGAGCGCACCTGCGCAATGAGGGAGAACGCGAGCCGCAACCGGGCGTCGGTTGCGGTTTTTTTCTTTGCACGGCAAGCACTTAGGCTCGATGTAACTGCTGCACTCAGGAAATCGACTCCGGATTCGTCACCGTAAATCGTCCTGATCATGCCCCCGTAAACCTGACCTAACTCCATCCTGCATTGTCGTTTTCTCGTTCTTCTTTTTTAAGTAGTTACAGTAATTACAGTAGTTACACAGTAAATAAGATATTGATTAATAAAGACTTTTTGTAGTTTATAACGTAACCGGATGGGTGTTTACGCAACTGCCCCGTCGGTGTCATGCCTCTACGGCGGCCTTGGGCCCGAACGACCGTGGCCGACTTCACGGGCGTGGCGGCCTACGCGGGGAACGCGGCCGAGTGGCCTCTCGACTGCGCGCCAGACCTCTCCCTCACGCGCGTGGACCTCGGCCTCCTAATCAACAGGCGGAGCGCCGCAGCCCTCCAAGCCGCTGATCCCGAAGGAGGAATGCTGGCTTCCTGCGCGCGTCTAACACGACACGATCACGCCGTAAGCCATTTTCTCGGGAGTCGGCCGTGGCCGCTAAGAAGTTCACCCCCGAGGTGCAGGAGGTATTCCTCCAGGTGCTCGAGGACACCGCGTCGCCGAAGCAGGCGGCCCAGGTGTGCGGCATCTCAAGGCGCCTCGCGTTCGAGTACAAGCAGAACGACCTGGAGTTCCGCCGCCGGTGGGAGCAGGCCATCGACGTCGCCATGGACGCGCTCCTGGACGAGGCGTACCGCCGCGCCTGCATAGGGGTGGAGGAGCCGGTCATCTACCAGGGCCAGGTCTCGACGACGCGCGACCCGCAGACCGGGGAGGACCGGCCGCTCACCGTCAGGAAGCACAGCGACCGGCTCCTGGAGGTGATGCTCAAGTTCCGCTACGGCGACCAGCTCGCCGACAGGCTGCGCGTCAAGGTCGAGGACACAGGCCTGTCCGCCGACGCGCTGCTCCAGATGCCCGCCGACGAGCGCGCGCAGCTCGTGGCGCTGCTCGGCAAGTACAACGCGGCGCGGCCGCACGACGAGGACCAGGGCGATGAGTGAGAACCTGAGCGTCGCCGAGGTCGTGCAGCGCGCGGCCCAGATCGACGCCATGCTGGACGCGATCAACGACACCGCCCCCGATGCGATCCAGGCGATGGGCGGGCGCGACGCCCTGGCCCGTCGCAGCGAGATGACCTGCATTGGCCCGGTGCCGCGCCTGGACCAGGGCGAGTGGGAGCGCATGTCGCAGGAGTACGAGGGGCGGCGCGAGCATGGCAGCGTCAACCGCGGGCACTAACGGTCACGCGGTCCCCGTCCGCATCGGCGGGCAGGTGTACCCCTCCGCCAGGCAGGCGGCGCTTGCCGTCGGCCTCAGCTCCAACACCGTCGTCAAGCGCTGCCACAGCCCCACCTTCCCCGACTACGAGTGGCTCGGCGCCACGCCAGGCAGGCGCCAGGTGCACGACCCCAATGACGTGAAGCTCGCGAAGCCCCTAATCGAGCCAGACCGCTGGCCGAACGATGGCGGCGCGCGACGCGCCCCCGTAAGGGACCCCAACTGCGACCCGCCCAGGGTCGTGCGCCAGGTCGGCTGGCTCCGCTGCATGTGCTGCTGCCGGTCCCACTTCTCAGAGGACGTGGCCCGCGCCCGTATGTGCGTCGAGTGCGGTGGCGCTGGCGGCTGGCCCGTCGGCGCGAGGGACGAGGACGCCTGACATTCCATCGGTGGGCGGCGCGACGCCAAGCCCATGATTCACAAGCCGCAGCGACGGCGGCAGCTTCGAGGGAAACACGTCCGGAGAACGATGGCGTTCGCGCCCAACGCTCCGCGACACATTGCAGGCATCCGGTCAGCGCATTGGCGCGCAGACCACCCCACGGCTGGGGATGCGCTCGTGACAGGCGACCGGAGGACCACAACCCACCGGAGCACACGAGCCATGAAGATTACCCTCAGCGACACCCCCCTCCTCAGCACCCAGCAGATCGGCGAGCTCGCCTCGACCCTGGACCTGCTGCACAAGCGCACCCTCGCCGCGATCGAGCGCCTGAACAAGGACATCGCGACCCGCAAGCAGCAGATCGCCGTGCGCTGGAAGAGCGCCCCCGGCATCGGCGGGGCTGACGTCGCCCGCTTCGCCGAGCACGAGACCGTCGCCACCGTCCGCGAGATCAAGGACAACTCCAAGGCCGAGCTGGACAAGATCCTCAAGGACGCGGGCGCCCCGCACGCCCAACTGATCGGCCAGCGCCAGTTCTACGACTCCCCAGCCAAGGTCCTGGCCCGCGCGGCCCTAGGCGACCCCAAGCGTACCGAGTACCTCCAGCAGCTCCAGCACGCCGGCCCGGCCGAGCTCGGCCACATGGCCCAGGTCGCCGTCGGCACGCGCAACGTCGCCCTGGCCTCGGCCGTGCTGTCCCTGATCGACCGCATGCCCTCCAAGGACCGTCCGGTCGGCCCGGTGGAGCTGGCGTCGGCGATGAAGCAGGACGACTTCCTGAAGGTGCAGGAGTACATCAAGCTGGGCGACGCGCGCCTCCAGGGCATCCTGGTCGCAATCCGCGCCTGGAACGCCGGCAAGTCCAACCCCCTCAGCTCGGTGCAGCTCGCCATGCGCGAGCGGGACATCGACCACGACCTGATCGGGGGCGACGGCGATGACTGACCGACGCGCACACTACCCACCGTGCCACCCGGCGATGCTGGCACTCGCCGCCCTGGTCGCGGCGATCCAGCACAGGTGCGACCCGTTCCCCGAGCTTGAGGCCGCCGCAGCCCGCAACGGTGTGGCTGTCGGCTCCGAGCAGTTCGACGAGGCCGCGGCGCTGGCCGGGCAGCCGTACTGCCGCGCGCTGGACCTGTACGTCGACCGCGAGACCAAGCGCAGGGCGGACGCCCTGGGGTCGGGGATGGCGCACCTGGCTTTCCTCCCGGCCTGACCCGAGCAAACCCGGCCGGGCCTAGGTGCCCGGAAGACATGGTGGTCCGGCCGTGTTTCGCAGGGATGTCCTGACGGGCATCCCTTCTTTTTCATGCGCTTAGGGGCCAGGGCGTCCCGACAGCC